CATCGTTCAATGTTGGAATGAATTCATTTCGAACAACAACCAGATAGGTATGGAAACTAAATTTTTCATCATTGCTGACGAATGTTTCTAGCGGAATAGTTTTAAGAAGATCAGGCGTTTTGCCAATTTCTTCTTTTATCTCACGTTGTAAAGCTGGCCAAGGAGATTCATTTTTTCCGTTAGTTCCGCCTACTAAGCCCCATACGTTTTTCTGTTTGCTCTGCGTTCTATGTAAAAACAAAAATCTCTTTGTTTGTAGAGCATAGAAGAGAGCACCGCTACATGTAATTTCGTGGTTCATGTAAATAATTATCTTAAAGTGCTAGGCGCCAAGTACCTTTTTGATACTCGCCTTCCCAGCTAAGTATCCATTCTGTACCTGTCCATCTGTACTGTACGCCTGTATTAAGGTTGGTTATGTATTTTGTTGTTGTTCCGTCATCTGTGCTGGCATCAAAAACGATATGCCACTGGGTACCATCCCATTCTATGATATCATTTTCGCCCGCTACAAAGTCTGTGTTATCTGCGTTTTTCCAAGCATCTGGACCATCATATCCTGCCTCGCCCACGTTAGAACTTGTATTGATAGCACTCAATAACAGAAGTCTTAACCCTGCTGTCTTGCTTGATGCTGGATTGAACTTGCCTGGGTCTATAATGAAATCAACAGATCCTTGATTGTTTCTACCACTTGGTGAATTCAGGTTAGTATTGGTTGGAATGGTATCATCGTCCCATGTTATTAAAAGTTGTGTCCTATCCAATTCATTTACGGTAATATTTCCGTTGATGCTGATGCTTCCTGATTCGCCGTCAATGAGTTTTCTTCTTAACATAAGCTGAGAAAGTCCTGCTCTGTATTGTCCAGGATGTGGTTCTAATACCTGGAACCAATCCACTGTACCTACTTTCCCCCTGTCAACTATTTGTGCTACATTGCCCATAACAAGAACATCATAATCTTGATAGTTTCCTGCTGTAATTGTAATACCATCTTTTTCCACTCTACCAGTTTGTAAATCTGTCTTAGGTCTATTAGGTTCTCCATCGCTGTATGCTTGTAGTTCAGGCATACTGTTTTTAAGATCAATAGTACCGTTTGATTCATCAAATATACTCATAATTACATTTGTAATCACTCCTAGCTTTTTAACTTTAGCAGGCATGTTGATGTATATAGGTGTTGTAAATCCTAAAGTTGCTATATCAATATCACTTTCCGTTCCTTGAGGTATGCTCCTGTTAGAAAAGTTAATGGTAGTAAGTTCAACACTGGTCAAACTGGTCCAGTCAACATAATTGTCGGTGGTTTGTATTTCCAAACTCGGATTGAACAGCATTAAAAGTTGTTCCATAATTTGTAACTTCATATCTGTATTGGTGGACCAAATATCTAAATTTACATTCAATGTGTATGGTGTTGGCATTATACGCTCAACCGTGTAATTTTTACCTTGGGTATTTAGGTACTCGTTATCTGTTTGATTGTATTCACGTTCTCTAAGGTGAACTTTACTTACAAAACTTGAATCAGATGTTCTAGTTCTGTCCTGTTCTAGTGCTGTAATATATACGGCCATTCTAGGAGCAGAAGGTAGTTTGTTTTCACTTTGGTCTCTCATTATACTAGCAACTTGTCTTGTAAGATCACCGTATAGGACAGGAATCTGTACTTCTTTTCCCTCTCCGTCCTTATACTTAAAATTACTAAACAAGCGTATTAGCTGTGTAATATATCTTCTTATTTGACCATCGTAAAAATGTTGCATTAGTTGTCTGCCTTAGGTTTGAGTGCTTGTGAAAGGCTTTGCCTTTCCTTGACAGTCTCTCCACCAATTTCAGAAGTGTTAGAGTTATTAATAAATTGTCCTTTTTGTGTTTGCTTGTTATCTGTATTACTTAAATTATGTCTTACAGCATCTTCCATTTTAACCCACCTTGATCCGTCATATCTAAATAATCTGTTTGGAAATAAATCTGTTCGTAAAAAATAATCTCCTTTTACGCTACCTGTAGGAAATCCTATACCACTACCAAAAGCTTCACCGTTTGGTGCTATACCATCACCAATCAAATATCCATCATAACCTTCTCTTTCAGGAGTTTGGTTAACCCTATCAGCTAGTTCATTTTGCGTACTAGCATCTAGCTCACTGGTATCTGCTGTTACAAGTTCTGTAACACCTCTTTCATCTACTTGTAAAGTGTATAAATGGCTTGTTTCATACCCGGACTTTCCAGCATCTGCTTCGGCTTGTTTTACAACATTGTTGTTTATTTCTATTTCTTTGTTGTAGGTTGACATCAAATCCCTAAGAGTTGTGTCAGAACCTTCAGTTGCCTTTTGATCTAGTATATCTTTGTATTCTTGTGTATCATAAATTTGTTTAAGTTTTAGTCTATAAAGATGTGGGTACCAAGTTTGGGAAAATCCTTCACTTGCTCTGTTAACATCTTCGACAACATAGAATCTTTTCAAAGCAAAATCGAAATCATTATAAGCATGATCGTCTTTTAAATGTGGTAATTCTATCACGTCGCCGGGTATTACTCTTCTACCCAATGCCTTTACACAAAAATTAATAGGTACCGTTAGGAACAAAATATCTTGTGATAAAAACAAACCAAATTGACTTAGGTCAAAATCAATGTCAGCAACATTATAAATGCCACGCAAAGTATAAACATCTGGAGCATATTTTCTATCTCTGTTTTCTAAGAAAACCAAGTCCTGTATGTTTGTTTCTTTTACAGCATCGTAGGTTGGTGTGCCTGCTGTAGCTTCTCCTTCAGCAGGATTTTTAGGTCCTAGATACTTGTGAACAAACACGTCTGTGCCACCTACAGTAAACATTTCTGTGATGGTTTTGTCTAGGAAAGTGTAATCTTTTCCCTTTTCGGGTCTATATAAACTCAGTCTCGGCATAACATAAGTATTTATCCGAGCATAAATACTGTAGCGGAGAACGTATATGTCAACCAACCTTAAAACAAAAAAACAAGAAGTATTCAAATATGTAGAGCTAAATCTCGGCGGTGGAATGATAGATGTGGAGTTAGATCCAGATCATTACGAAACTGCTTTACAAACCGCATTTACAAAATTTAGACAAAGGTCAGATAATTCTGTTGAAGAATCGTATATGTTTTTGCCATTAGTGATCGATCAAAATGACTACACTTTACCTAAAGAAGTAGTAGAAGTAAGAAAGGTATTCAGGAGAAGCATTGGCTCTAGAACCGGCGGCGGAGATGGTGGTACACTGTTTGAACCTTTTAATTTAGCTTACACAAACACATATCTTTTAGCAAGTTCCAATATGGGAGGATTAGCAACATACAACATGTTTGCAGGCTACCAAGAACTTGTTGGTAGAATGTTTGGATCATTCATTGAATTCAAATGGAACACTGCTACCAAAAAATTGACGTTGTTACAAAGACCAAGAGCAGAAGAAGAAATATTACTTTATTGCTATAATTACAGACCAGACTTTGAACTGTTAGACGATTATCTAGCTGTACAGTGGATCAAAGATTATACACTCGCAAAGTGTAAGTACATGCTCGGTGAAGCAAGAAGCAAGTTCGCAACCATTGCTGGTCCACAAGGTGGATCAACTCTAAATGGTGATGCCCTAAAAGCTGAAGCACAATCAGAAATGGAAAAACTAGAAGCTGATGTAATGAACCAGGTCGGCGGCGGTGTAGGCTACAGCTTCACAATTGGTTAAAAACCACTTGACAAACATCAAATAATCCTGTAAACTAATTACTATTAATAAGGATTCACTATGATAATTGGTTTATGCGGACTCATCGGAAGTGGTAAAGGCACTGTTGCTGATATACTCGTAGATGAACATAAATTTGAAAAAATAAGTTTTGCTGATAAATTAAAGGATGCTGTATCCGTTCTATTTGACTGGGACAGAGAAATGCTTGAAGGAGAAACGTCAGAAAGTAGATTTTGGCGTGAACAAGAAGATACATTTTGGACTAAGGAAACAGGTAGGAAAATCACACCGAGATTAGTATTACAAGAGTTTGGTACAGACTGTATGCGTAATGGATTTTACGACGGTGTTTGGGTAAGTTTTGTACGCAAAAGAATTATTGAAAATCCAGATATAAACTTTGTCATTCCAGATGTTAGATTCACAAACGAAGCTGAAATCATAAAAGGATTAGATGGCAAAGTTTGGTGTGTCAAACGAGGTCCTGATCCTTTGTGGTTTAGACAATATGTTGATCTTGACATTGAACCAACTGATGTCCATTCAAGCGAATGGCGTTGGGCCAAAGTTGCGTTTGATCACAACATATATAACGAAGGTACAATAGAGGATCTTAAAAGTCAGGTACAAGGTCGCCTTGCTTCCACTTTACGCCTTGCTTCTGTAAAAGCCTCTGGCAATTAGCACAAATAGTTTTAAGATTAGCAAAATGTGTATTCTGTAATCTACCATCTATATGATAGACATTAAATTGCTCGGGCTTACCTGCGAAGCCACATTTTTCACATTCACTTTTCATGCGATATCCGGCCTTGTACCAGGAAGGTATGCCATGCCCCTTACCGTTGTGTAAACAACTTTCGCAGGATTTTCTGTAATAAACCTTATTGCCTTTTTTATAATTTAC